TTACAACAAATTAATGGGTAACTGTATCTTCTCAATTTCTTTCCGCAAGTCCTCCAGTTCTCGGTGGCCATATACCCGATTCGTGATATCCGAGAAGGAATGCCCGAGCATCCGCTTCCTATCATTTTCATTGACGCCATATTTTTCGCAGAGCGCAGAGAAAGTATGGCGGCAGTCGTGTGGGGTGTGTTTTTTGATTCCTAGCGCATTGAGCCGCTCATACATGGCAGTTCGGAACTTATATGGAGAAATACTCATTAAAGAGCCATCTCGTCTTAAACGGCGTTTTACGAGTCCGTAAATTGAGCTGTGGATTGGTACAACACGGTTCTTTCCTGCTGTTGTTTTAATTCCACCCTGAAAATATTTCTCTTTCAAATTAATATCTAACGTTTTATAGGCAGAAAAACGAAATCCGGAGTAGCACATAATTAAAATCATCTCCGTGGCTGGATGGTCTTTATCGTTCCAGAGTTTTTCCAATTCAGACTCAGTAAAGGCTTCGCCATGTACATCATCATCTTCCTTCTCTATCTTCACATAATCCGCATAATTACGCTCACACAAGTTGTTGGGAATCGCATAGTTGTATATCTGATGAAACAGGGTGACAATGAGTTCGAGGGAGGCGTGCTTCAGCGGACAGGCATCTATCACGGCCTGCAAATCATCCAGTGTCAGATTGGCAAATTCCCGGTCGTGCAGAGACTTTGTGTTTTTGAATGCGGCGCACATGCTCTGCTCCATAGAACTTTTCTTTTCCCGATGTCCGTAAGAGCGCTTGAATTTATTCTCATAATACCGCTCAAATACCTCCTTGAATGTAGGGAGCTGCTCCCGAGGTTCTATGTTCTGAGACTGGTTATAATCTGCCAGTAGCTTTTGTATCAGGTCACTGGCTTTTTCATCATTCTTTGACTCTAGTGTACGCTCATCACCCGGGGTGTAGGTCCCGGCCCGGTAGGAAGTCAGAACCGCAAAGCCGGTTATCCAGTTCTTCACATAGCAGATTGCCGGAGGAGTTTTTGGGCGGCCAATGTCATCGACTTCGGTGGAGGGGGGATACACACCGTAGGGGTTGCGACGGTTTTTACCGAGGTAACGGATCTGACCATAACCATTTGGGAGCTTTGGGTATTTTTTTCGTTTTGCCATTAGTCATCTTCCTTTCTTTGTGCGACATCGCACATTTTGGGGCATAAAAATAACAGCCACCGAAAATATGTTTCGATTGCAAAGCTGTTCCGAAGATGATACAATATATACGTGAGTTATTGTCTGCTCTTCGGAGTTGACATTGTGTTGTGAGGCCGTCCGGTATTCCAGTACCGGGCGGTTTTTATTTATTTAAAAGCATTTTTTACATGGTTCATAATGCCATGATTGAGCTTCTGAAAGAGTTACTTCACGTGCAGTGTTTGGGTTCATTCTTCCACAATTTGGTATGCGATGATATTTCTCTCCAGTTGCAGAGAGCCATACAGTAGTTTCATTTACTGTTTGCGAAGCGGCATTTTCAGCAGCTTGAGCTTCTTCCTCGGCTTTGATGCGAGCTTCTTCTTCGGCTTTTGCAGCAGCTTGCTCCGCAGCAATTCGTTCTTCCTCGGCTTTTCTGGCGGCTTCTTCTTCCGCTTTCTTTTTAGCCTCTTCCTCAGCTTTCTTTTTAGCTTCTTCTTCCGCCTTTTTCTTAGCTACAGCAGCTTTTTCTTTTTCGATGGCCGTTTTATCTTCTGTTTTTATTGAAATAGTATTACTTTTGATTCCCCCATATTCTAACCAGATTTTGTATGAGCCGGCTTTTGGAGCTGAGAATACTATAAAATCGTCAGAAATTTTTATTTTACCCCCGGAAGATTTAAAAGCACTGTCTGGAATGTCATAATCTGAAGGCAATATTTCAGCAGTTATTTTAATATTTTGATTGATGTCATATGTTTTAGACGTATCAGCCGATAATGACATACTTTCAAGTTTGGGAGAAGTCATAGCGCTTATGGTTACAAAAGCAAAAAGCGCTGTGATAATAACTTTTATTGGCTTTTTCCAGTTCGTATACTTCCACATCAAAAATAATCCAACTGGAAAGAATAAAATCAGAAGAGCTATAATCCAACTAGTTTTTTGATACCATTTGCCCTTGTCTGGGTCGTCCGGTGTTTGACTGTTTGGACTTGAAAACGATGAATTATCTTGGAAGTTATCAGTGCCATATTCTGTACGTCCCGAGGTGCTTGATGTTTTTGTGTACGAAATACCAGTGCCCGGGATGCCAACAGTAGCCGTTTTCTTACCCTTTGGATTTACAGTATAGTGGGCACCTTTTGAACCGACAGTTGCGCTCATACTGTTTTTGTTTAAATTGATTTTTACTCCTGGAGCAATTTTAATGCTTTTTCTGAATCTTAGCCCCATATTTTTCCCTCTCTTCCTTCGTTCCTTATATTGAGAAAACCACTTTATATAAACGCCGAAGCATCTATATTAAAAATCATAAAGCCAATTATTTTCCAGACGTAGTAAAACTTTTCTGTCGTCGGCAGAAAGTACATCAAACATAGGTGTCCGTTTAGGTTCATCATGAAGAGCACACGCACCCTTGCAGTAAGGCATCTTTTCATTATAAACTGTAGCACCACAAAATTCACATTTCTTTATCGAATATACGAAACCATTATATACACTGTTATAAAAATGTGCATATAGACTTCTATCATAGTCATGCATCCCAGACTGGCATACTTCGTTACACCACTCAGAGAAATCTTGGGCAGCATAGTAAGCAGCAGAAGAGGAAATTTCAAAAAGTTCACTGACATCAGCAACTGTTTTTAGCTTTGCATAATACATTGCGATTCTTGGTGCAAGGATATTACTGGCAAAATAGTTAGCTTCTTCTTCATTCTCAGGGGTATCATTTTTGTGCCCTAAAATGTGATGCCCTAATTCGTGCATGAGTGAAAAACGGATTCGTTTTGGGGGCTTCTTATCGTTATAGGCAATTATATGCATATTTCCAATTCGAAAAGCATCTTCAGAATATGAAACACACATTTTATACAATTCTAAATTTCGTGATTGAAGTTCAGAATATGTACACACCTTATAGTCGAAGCGATTTAATATATTAAAACAATCTATTGGGAAAGTACTTATATGGCATTTAATTATCGTATCTGTGACAGCCTGTCTTATATAGTTGTTATTCAAGTAAACCAATCCTTACAAATCTATTTCGGACAAAAGCTTGATTAATTTCATTTTTTGCTCTGTAGAAAAGTCTTTACCATTGCGAGCTATAAGAGATTCAACATCTTCAAAAGATGGTTCTATAGTTCGTGCTTGAGGTTCATCGTCAAAATCATCTAGCGTACACCCAAGAACTCTGGCAATAGCTTTTAAGGTTTCGAGTTTGGGGTCTTTAGTTACACCAGATAAAATTTTGTCGAGGGTGCCTTTGGGTACACCGGATTTTTCTGCCAATTCTGCCGTAGTCATTCCAAGTCGTCTTTTATATTCTTCTATCTTTTCTAATCCCATTCTCCAATCCTCCTTATAAGTAGAGAATAGCACCGTCAACGGATAGAGTCAAGAAAAATATTTCCGTCAAAAGTTACAAAATAATAATTAACGGAAAAAACATTCTAAAATTGTGTTGACAATAGTAATTAACGGCTATATAATACACACATGATAACCGTTGACGGAAAAGAAAGGAGTGATTTAATGTATAGAGTACTTAGGGGAGAAATGGTAAAAGCCGATATTACTATCCATGAATTAGCTTTAAAAATAGGTATCACAGAAAGAAGTCTAAGAAATAAAATAAATGGCGCTACGGCATTTACTTGGAACGAAGTTCTTGTCATTAGAAAAATCGTTTCTCCCAATATGCAACTTGAGGAATTATTCAAGGCAGCATAAAAACAAACTAGTGTTCGATAAAATTACTATAGCATTTCTTAATGGGGAAATCAATTGGTAATATTGGACAAAGAGAAGGGGGTGGTGTGAGAGGTGAAAAGATTAACCATTAGAGATGGAAATATATATTTAGATGATGAAAAAATGGAATGTCTTAAGAATTACAAAATTGTCAGTTCCACAAAAAATAAAGGGATTGCAGAACTGACTCTTGTAATGGATGTATCTATAGCCCAAGTTGAGATTTGATAATTGCCGAGACAACACCAGTTGCTATCTGTTTCAAAGCATCAAGAGAGTTAGAACCAGCAGATTTTGCAATTTCCTTAGTTTTATTCCAATTTGTATCTTCGCGGATGTCGGCAAGAAATTTGTGTCCTTCTGGTAGAAGATATTTAATCAAGCAACCACCATCTAAGTACCAAGATGGAGTTTCAATAAGAGAAGATAATTCCGCTTGTTTTATATGATACATTACTTCGTCAGATGAATACTTTTCTAGTTCAGTAGGCAGGTTTGACGGAGAAATAGATATAAAATGTCTTAAATCGGAATTTAATTCCACGTAAAGCAGGATATCTCTTATACAATCTGGATTGAGTTTCATACAATCATTCCTTTCATCATTTGATTAGGAAGATTATACCAAAAATATAAGTTACAAACAAGAAGAGGAGGTGTAACAAAGTGTATGACATTCTTAGAGCGAGTCAAGCTGCGCGTGTAATTGGCTGTGGCGCGCCGGAAGTCCGTCATAAGCTTCGTATTGGAGTGTGGAAATTTGGGCGGGTCATCAGTCCCAAGGAATCTGGAACGTCACAGTGCTCTTATGAAATCAATAAGCGTGACTTAGCAGATTTTCTGAAGATAAGTTTAGAAGAGTTAGAGGGGAGGTTAGAATCACAGTGACACAATTAAGAAAAAGAATCCGCAGGCGCCACATGAAGGAACTTGCCTGTGAGATTGCACAGAGGGTATGTATCGGGATTAGCCTATTCGGCTTAGCGTTATGTATATTCGCCGAAGCTGTGGCCAAAAATCCGGTCAGTACATTAGTTCTGGCAATCGTGTATGTTGTGCTGGGCGCATTGCTGGCAGTTGCAGGCTATGTATGGTATAAGTTCTTCGCAGGATTGGAAAGGATGGTGGGAAGGAATGGAAGAAGTTAATTATGAAGAACTTCGTGAAAAAGTACAGCATGAGCTCGAGAAGTGTGCAGAACATGATAGGAGAGGGACAGCGATGTATGTCCTTGTGCAGACATTGGTTCCGGAGCTGAGCCCTCATCAGGTCGTACAGCTGGTAGATATGGCTGCGGACTACATGAAAAACGCGCCCGGGAGCGGGAACTCCAAACAGGCGCATAGTTAATCAATCATCTTCATTATCGGACAAAATGGAGAAAAAGTCAAATAATTAAAATTTTAAGGAGGATTTCAAAGATGGATGTACATGTAACGATCAAGGTAGACGAAGAGGCGGTCTCTGCAATAGTGGCTGCAATCACAGGGCTGGCTGGACGTGCCACTCGGGCAGATGATAAGACGGTGGCGCAGAATGCTCAGCCGGCAATTACAGCTGTGCCGACAGTATCCCAGACGGTTCCGGTAGCTCAGCCGGCTGTACCGGTGACACCGCAACCGGCGCCGGAAGTTCCACGACCGATACAACAGGCAGCAACTCAGGCGACAGCGGTTCCCACGACCACCCGTGCCTATACCGCGGAAGAGCTACGGCAGGCGGCAATGACCTTAATGGACAAGGGGATGCAGGCCCAGCTTCAAAGCCTGCTTGCAGGATACGGCGTGGAAGCGCTTCCCATGCTGCCGCCAGAGCAGTACGGTAATTTCGCGACCGCACTTCGGGGATTGGGGGCACAGATATAATGGCGCAGGAAGAGAGGGCGCATGCACTATTGAGTGCATCGAGCGCCCACAGATGGCTCAATTGTACTCCCAGCGCGAAGCTGGAGGAACAGTTCCCGGATACCTCATCAGAGGCGGCGCAAGAAGGGACTATCGCGCATGAGCTCGCAGAACTGAAAGTAAGGCATTATTTCCACCCTGTGGATTTTGGAAGGCAGAAGTTCACCCGGCGGGTGAATAAACTGAAAAAGGAAGAATTGTGGCAGAACGAAATGGACGGATATACGGAAGAGTATCTCGATTACATCAAAGTTCTCGCCAACGGTCTTGCCAGCAAACCTGGTGCAGTGATTGAACAGAAGTTTTATTATGACGCATGGGCGCCGGGAGGCTTTGGCACGGCGGACTGTATCCTGATCCATGGTGATACCATACATATCATTGATTTCAAATACGGAAAAGGGGTTCCGGTCAGCGCAGAGAAGAATCCACAGATGATGCTGTACGCGTTGGGAGCCTACGACACTTACAAGCTGCTGTACCCTATACAGAATATCAAGATGACCATCATCCAGCCGCGGCTCGATAGTGTATCCGAATGGGGATGTACGCTGGAGGAGTTGCTAGAGTTCGGTAAGTATGTAAAAGAACGCGCAGTTCTCGCTATAGACGGGAAGGGAGATTTTGCGCCGGACGTATCAACTTGTAGGTTCTGCCGGGCAAAGGCCCAGTGCCGCGCTCGGTCGGACTATAACGTGAAGCAGGCATTTGACCTTGGAGAGCTTCCGCCGCTCATCACACACGCAGAGGCGGGAGAACGGCTGGCAAGATTGGCCGATGTGGCAAAATACCAGAAGGACTTACAGGAATGGGCGCTGGCCGAGTGCCTTGCCGGAAACGAGGTGCCCGGATGGAAAGCCGTGGAAGGCCGCGGCTCCCGGGATTGGATAGATATGGACAAGGCATTCGAGGCATTGCAGGCCAGTGGGACGCCGGAAGCACTTCTGTGGGAAAAGAAGCCGCTTACCCTTGCACAGATTGAGAAGATGCTGGGGAAGAAGGAATTTGACACCTGTGTCGGCAGCATGGTGGTCAAGAACCCCGGGAAGCCGGCACTGGTAAAGGAATCAGATAAACGGGACGCAATTACGAATAAAATAACAGCCGCAGAGGCATTTAAAGAAGGAGAATAAGGATATGGAAAATTTAAGTAACGTAACAACAGGAAAAGTGAGATTGTCTTATGTGCATCTATTTAAACCTTACGCGTATCAGCCGGGGCAGGAAGAGAAGTATCAGGTGACGGTTCTTGTGCCAAAGAGCGACACCGATACGATGGGGCGCATTAACGCTGCTATCGAGGCGGCAAAGCAGAGAGGGATATCCGAGAAGTGGAATGGACAGTGCCCGCCGCTCGTGCCTACTCCGGTGTATGACGGGGATGGTGTCCGGCCGTCTGACGGCATGGCTTTTGGCGCGGAATGTAAAGGCTGCTGGGTGTTCACTGCCAGCGCGAAGGTGGATTATCCCCCGGAGGTCGTAGATAAGATGGGGAACCCTATCATCAATCAGTCAGAGGTCTACAGCGGGATGTATGGACGTGTCAATGTGACATTCTATCCCTACGCATTTGGCGGGAAAAAGGGTATTGGCTGCGGACTCGGCCCTGTACAGAAGTTGGAAGATGGAGAAGCACTTGGCGGCAGTGCCCTGAGCGCTGCACAGGCTTTCGGGACACCGCAGGCAGCACAGCAGCCGAATCCTTATGCACAGCCAGCTTACGGACAGCCGCCAGTGCAACCGGCTTATACCCAACCAGCACAGCCACAGCCGGCGCAGTCTAACATCAATCCGATTACCGGATTGCCATTTTAAGCAGGAGGGGCGTTCACGCCCCTTTCATTGACAGGAGAGATTTATGGCGACACATCATCTGAGTATAGATATTGAGACAAAAAGTAGTGTAGACATCGGAAAAGCAGGTCTATATAAATACGCCCAGTCCGAGGATTTTGAGATTCTCTTGTTCGCATATAAGCGGGATTCACAGGAAGTACAAATCGTAGACCTAGCATCTGGAGAAATAATACCGGAACATATCCTGAACGCACTTGGGCGTCCGGATGTCATCAAACATGCATATAATGCGGCTTTCGAGTGGTACTGCCTCAATCGGGCCGGATACAGCACGCCCCTTGAACAATGGAGGTGCACGATGGCGCATGGCCTGTACTGCGGCTATACCGCAGGACTGGACGCCACCGGAAAAGCAATCGGCCTACCACAGGACAAGCAGAAGCTGACGGCTGGGAAAGCGCTCATCCGGTATTTCTGCGTGCCATGTAAGCCGACGAAATCTAACGGGAATAGGCGGTGGAATCTGCCAGCGCACGCCCCTGAAAAATGGGAGCTGTTCAAAGAATACTGCAGGCAGGACGTAGTGACAGAGCATGAGATCCTGAGACGGCTGAAGCAGTTCCCTATGCCCGAAGAAGAGATAAGGCTTTGGCAGATGGACATCAAGATGAATGCTTTTGGGGTACGTGTGGATTCAGAACTGATCGCTGGTGCGCTGATGATCGATGCGGTCAGCACCAATGAACTGGTGCAGGAGGCATACTGCCTTACGGGACTGGCGAACTCGAACAGCACCCAGCAGCTTCTTGCATGGTTACAGAAAGAGGGCGTAGATGCGCCCAACCTGCAGAAGGCAACGGTGGAGGAATTGCTCCAAGGGAAAGGACTTTCTGAGAAGGCACGGCGGGTACTTGAAATTCGTCAGCAGATGGGGAAGACCTCCATAAAGAAATACGTTGCTATGGATACCGCAAAGGGCACGGATGAGCGTGTCCGGGGACTGACCCAGTATTATGGTGCGAACAGGACCGGCAGGTGGGCCGGAAGATTGGTACAGATGCAGAACCTTCCAAGGAATTACCTGAAAACGCTGGATTATGCAAGGAATTTGGTAAAGGCTCAGAATTACGACGGTCTGAAACTGTTGTACGGAAATGTACCGGATACATTATCACAGTTAATCAGGACTGCTTTTATACCCTCAGAAGGTCATAAGTTCGTGGTAGCGGATTTCAGTGCCATTGAGGCGCGGGTAATCGCATGGCTCGCAGGGGAACAGTGGGTCAATGAGGTATTCGCCACTCATGGAAAGATTTATGAGGCCACGGCTTCACAGATGTTCGGCGTACCAGTGGAGAAGATAATAAAGGGAAATCCGGAGTATGCCCTCCGACAGAAAGGCAAGGTGGCCACGCTGGCCCTCGGTTATCAGGGCGGGGTCAACGCCCTCATTACGATGGGGGCACTGAACATGGGGCTGTCAGAAGAGGAGCTTCCTGACATCGTGCAGCGGTGGAGGAACGCGAATCCAAGAATCCGGGATCTATGGTATGCGGTAGAACAGGCTGCGTTGACGGTGATGCAGACAGCACAGCCGCAAGGCATCCGCGGGCTCATCTTCGCTGTAGAGGGCGACTTGACCTATGGGCAGTCCTTTCTTACGGTGCAATTGCCCAGCGGCAGGAAACTGTTCTACCCCAAACCGTTCCTTCAGGAGAATCAGTTCGGGAAGATGGCCATCCACTATTATACGGTCGGACAGCAGACGAGGAAATGGGAAGTCACATCCACCTATGGCGGGAAGATGACCGAGAACATCATACAGGCGGTCGCCCGCGACTGTCTGGCCGAGACCTTGAAGCGTATCGATGCCCGAGGCTTACAGGTCGTCTTCCACGTACATGACGAGGTCATCATCGATGCGCCCATGGACGTGACCGTGGATGAGATATGTGACCTAATGGCAGAACCGATATCTTGGGCGCCGGGGCTCATCTTAAAGGGCGCAGGATTTGAAAGCAATTATTATATGAAAGACTAAGGAGGCAGGGGAGTGGTAAACAACAGGAAGATGCTTATCAGCATGGCTGGAAGCCGGAATATGAAGCATTGGCCGAGAACTGAAATCCTCTGGTCCGAGTTCACGGATAGATTAAGGACTCCAGTCAGGAGCACGGAGACTTTGGAAGAGTATCTGGCCATGACGAAGCACCAGCAGTCCGAACTAAAGGATGTGGGCGGGTTCGTGGGCGGCACTTTTGCGGGAGACCGGAGAAAGGCCTCCCATGCAGAGGGCCGGGACCTTCTTACGCTGGATATGGACAATATACCTGCAGGAGGCACAGAGGATATCTTAAAACGAGTTTCAGGACTTGGCTGTGCTGCGGCAGTCTACAGCACGCGCAAGCACGCAGGCTATGCTCCGCGGCTGCGAGTTATCGTGCCGCTTGACCGGACAGCGACGGCAGATGAGTATGAACCGGCTGCACGGAAACTGGCATCCCTTCTCGGGATAGAATTCTGCGACCCGACTACGTTCGATGTGTCGCGGCTGATGTATTGGCCGAGCTGCTGTAAGGATAGCGAGTACATATTTGAAGTATATGACAATCCCTTCTGCAGCCTTGAAGGCCTGCTTTCCATGTATGGCGACTGGCATGATATCCAGCAATGGCCTCAGGTACCCGGGGCGGATGCCGTAGAGCGGAGGCGTCTTGCTAAGCAGGAGGACCCGACGACAAAGAGAGGAGTCATCGGCGCGTTCTGCCGGACTTACAGTATCACGCAGGCTATGGAGAAGTTCATACCGGGGATGTACGAAGAGACCACTATGGAGGGGCGCTATACCTTCACAGGAGGCTCTACGATTGGGGGAGCTATTGTCTATGACGGGGACTTATTCCTATACTCCCATCATGCGACAGACCCCTGTTCCGGACAGCTCGTAAATGCTTTTGACATGGTACGGCTGCATATTTATGGCGACAAGGATGCCGAATCAAAAGAAGGGACCCCGGTCAATAAGCTGCCGTCTTTTGTGGAGATGAGCAAACTGGCCTTATCCGATAAGACCGTAGCAGACCTAATAGCAAAAGAACGTTATGAAAAAGCACAGGAGGCTTTTAGGACTGAGCCGGTGCCGGGGACAGGACCGGCACGGGAAGAATACGACCTTGACTGGATAGGGCGTCTCACGAGGAATAGCAATGGCCAGATAGAAAAGACCATCAACAATGCGGCCCTTGTCCTAGAGAACGACCCCTTGCTGAAAGGAAAGATAGTGACCGATGAATTCGCCAGCTGCGGCATGGTGCTGGGAAGGCTGCCGTGGAGCAGGGAAGAGGGGAAACGGCGCTGGAAGGACTTTGACGATGCCGGATTCTATAATTATATGGAACTGTTCTACGGTATCACTGGAAGAGAGAAGCTTGATAATGCACTTATGATCGTCGGCCAGCAGCACAGAATCAACGATGTGAAAGAATACCTGCAGGGACTCTCATGGGACGGCGTGAAGCGTCTGGACACGTTACTTGTGGACTATCTTGGCGCAGAGGATACGGCTTATACCCGTGCGGTCATGCGGAAGTCATTATGTGCCGCAGTGGCAAGAGCCGTCATCGGCGGGGTGAAATTTGACTATATGCCAATTTTTACAGGGCCACAAGGAATAGGAAAGAGCACGTTCTTAAGCATCCTCGGGAAGGATTGGTTCTCGGACTCCCTGACGACGTTTGAGGGAAAGGAGGCTGCTGAGCTGATACAGGGGACATGGCTCAATGAGGTGGGGGAACTTTCTGCATTTACTAAGCAAGAAACACAGGTTATCAAACAGTTCTTAAGCAAGACACATGATATCTATCGTGCGGCATATGGTCGCAGGACAGACAAGTATCCCCGCCGGTGCGTGTTCTTCGGGACTTCCAATGACAGCGAGTTTTTGAAAGACGCAACAGGAAACCGGCGCTTTTGGCCGGTGGATGTGGGAATACACCCGGCAGGGAAGTCCGTGTGGGAACAGCTGCCTCAAGAGACAGACCAGATATGGGCGGAGGCATATGCGTACTGGCAATTAGGGGAGACATTATATCTATCAAAGGAAATAGAAAAGATGGCCGAGAGGGCGCAGGACAGCCACAAGGAGTCTTCAGGGAAAGAGGGACTCATCCGGGAATTTCTGGATAAGAAGGTCCCGGATAACTGGGGCAAGATGAAACTGTCAGATAGGCGGATGTACTTGAATGGGAATCTGAAATTATCAGATGACCGTAGACTGACAGAGAGAGTACATGTATGCGCAGTAGAGATATGGTGTGAGTGCTTTGGGGGAGACCCCCGGCTTATGCAGCGCCGGGATAGTGTGGAAATCAATAATATCCTGCTTGGGTTCAAGGACTGGAAAAGGCTGGAGACACCGAGGAAATATGAACCATATGGTTCCCAGAGATGTTTCGAAAAAGTAACTACAAAAGAATGTAGTTGAGCAGAAAAAGTTTGTAGTACGTAGTTTTTTCAAGACTACACAGTCTACATAAAAAACACAATGTAGTCGCTACTTTGTAGTCAGGGAAAACGCCATAAAATCAACAAAAACTAATATATAACTACATAAACTACAAACTTTCTATATAAGTAAAAAAATAGATAATAAAATAGTATACCGCGCTACCTAAATCGCCTAATACGGACACATCATATACGCGTATGCGCACGAAGGTAGGCGGGAGGAGGAATTATGAGGGAAGCAGAAATTGAAAAAATCTTGGTAAGGGAAGCCAAGCGGCAGGGAGGTCGGGCCTATAAGTGGGTGAGCCCCGGGAACGATGGTGTCCCAGATAGGATAGTTATCTTTCCGGACAGGGTGCCGGTCTTCGTCGAGCTGAAGTCGGATACCGGGAAACTGAGCGCCCTACAAAAAGTACAGATAGACCGGCTGAGAAAACTTGGCCAGCAGGTGGAAGTAGTCAAGGGCATCGATGGAGTCAGCCAGTTCTTTCAGGATTACGGGTATGGGGAGGTAAGCAAAGAAATTGATAGCAAATACGAGCTGTGAAGGAGAACGTGTGATGGTTAAGGACATTGCAGGATATGAGGGACTTTACGGTATTGATGAAATGGGAAATGTTTGGTCATACAGGAATAACCTAATTCTTAAGCCATATGTGAATACCGGAGGATATCTGAGAGTTAATCTTTGTAGTCATGGGAAAGTAGAGCACAGGTATATTCATAGACTTGTGGCGGAGGCTTTTTTAGATAACCCCATGGGGTATGAAATTGTGAATCACATTAACGTAGACCCTCGGGATAATAGATTGGTTAACCTTGAGTGGTGTGACCAAGGCTATAACATTCGGTATTCGAGGGATATGGGAAACCAGAACGATATACCTGTTAGAGCATTTTCACCAATTACTGGAGAAATTAAGGAATTTAAAAATTTAAGAGCCGCAGGTGAGGAATTGTTCGGAAAGTGGTGGGCATTAAGATATCTATGTCGGAGGCATGGGAAAAATTTAACAAGGGCATGTGGATGTTTGAGGTGATTGAAAAATGAAATTTGTACCACATGAGTATCAAAGATTTTGTATTCAAAAAATTATAGACACCAAAAAAGTTGGTATTTGGCAAGATATGGGTTTAGGCAAGACAGTGACCACGCTGACGGCTGTCAAAGAGCTGAAGTATGACCGGTTCCAAGTCAGGAAGGTGCTCGTGATAGCACCGAAGAAAGTGGCGGAGGGAACATGGGCAAAAGAGAAGGATAAGTGGGACCATACAAAGATGCTGCGCATATCATCGGTCCTTGGCAGTCAGGCAAAGCGTATTCGTGCCCTCAACACTCCTGCGGATATCTATGTCATTAACCGGGAAAATGTGGTGTGGCTGGTAGACTATTACCGGAACAGCTGGCCCTTTGACATGGTGGTCGTGGATGAGTCCAGCAGTTTCAAGAGCCACAAGGCGAAACGCTTCAAGGCATTGGCCAGCATCGGGGCGCACATAGAGCGGCTGGTGGAGCTTACTGGAACTCCGTCGCCAAATGGCCTTGACGACCTGTGGAGCCAGATATATCTGCTGGACGGCGGTGAACGGCTGGGCAGGAAGTATACGCAGTTCAGGGAGCGGTATTTCGACCCCGGGGAACGTGGGCAGAACGTGATATACAACTACAAGGCGAAACCCGGTAGTGAAGATAGTATTCTGGAGAAGATATCGGATATCTGCATCAGCATGAAGGCAGAGGATTATCTGCAGCTTCCTGATGTTACATACCATGAGATACCCGTTGTTCTGGATGATAAGGCCTCGAAGGCTTACCACGAACTGGAGAGGAAAATGGTGCTGGAACTTCCAGAAGCAGAAGATGATATCAGTGTTACCAGTGCAGCGGCCTTAAGCAACAAACTCCTGCAGCTTGGGAACGGGGCAATCTACGACGAAGGCCATGAAGCCCATGAAGTTCATGGCTGCAAGATAGAAGCCTTTCTGGAATTGATAGAATCCCTGCAGGGAAAACCGGCGTTGGTGTTCTATAATTTCCAACATGACAGGGCGCGTATCCAAAAGGCTTTGGAGAAATCGAGATTACGGGTCCGTGAGCTGAAGACGACACAGGATGAGGATGCGTGGAATAACCATGAGGTCGATATCCTGCTTACCCATCCTGCCAGCAGCGCCTACGGACTGAACCTGCAGCAGGGCGGCAATCACGTAATATGGTTCGGCCTGACTTGGAATTATGAGCTATACACACAGGCCAATAAAAGGCTGCACCGTCAGGGACAGAAGGAAAAGGTCATCGTGCATCACCTGATCTGCACGGGTACCCGTGACGAGGATGTCATGGAAGCCCTAAAGCGAAAAGAAGATGTGCAAGAGTGGGTGATGCAGAGCCTGAAAGCAAGAATCCGAAAGATCAAAGATGAACATAAAGCATAAGAAGGAGCTGAACAAATATGAAGTATAGAACAGAAAAGCATATCGTTGGAGACGATGGAAAGAGATTTAGAGTGGGCGATACGGTCAGCTTTTACCATCCTAACGGTGCTGGATGCTGCGGCGTGCAAATAACAAAAATCACAGATACTGGATTTCATTACAGCGCTGGCGGTAGACGGGAGAAGAGCGTGCAGTATAAGGACTTGGAAGAAATTGATTCGTTAAATTAACCTTTAAGGAGGAAAAGCATGGATGAATATGTAGTCATATGTCCATATTGCGGGGGTAAAATGCAGTGTACAGAACCGCATATACACACTAATAGAAATGGAATTGGTGTCAAATTGCAATGTCATTTTTGGTGTCCCGATTGCCGTTCTGGTGCACCGTGGGTTGACAGAGATTTTGCATCAGGCGATGAGTGTAGAGAAGCTGCATATAAAAAAGCTCTTGGGCGCGTAAACTGAGATTTGACGGAGGTAAGAAATTGAAAAATAAAATCATAGTAGCGGCTATTATGCTACTTACGGTAATACTTATTACGGCATGTTCGGACTTGGTCCGAGGAACATCGAATGATAACGAGGAAGTTCGAGAGGAGGATGAAACAGAACAAACAAATCCTTCTCCGGACGAGCCTGCGGTCAGCATTGATACGCACAAGCGATTAGAGGGCTGGACGATTACGGTATACGCAGAAGAGGAACGAGTCTTCCAGTACACAGGCGATATAGAGCTGGGCAGGCCCAGAGAAATTATTGTTAGGATAGAGGAGGGTGTGGATGTCGGGGAGTAATAAATTCAGTCAGGTGCGACACTTGGACGAACTGGAGACAATCAATCCCGGAGCTGATGCCAAGCGTTGTTTTGAACGTACACCATATCAGTATCCTGATGTGTCTGAGATAATTAAAAAAATGAGGAGAGGGGATGCCAATGGAAAAGTCAGTCCTGAGCGATTACATAGATGCTTGTGAATTCTTGAAGGAGACAGAAAAGGAGATCAAGAAACTCGAAGGTAAACGAAGGATAGTCCAAGATAAGGTCAAGGGCAGCAATCCGGAATGGCCCTACGAGGAGCGTTCCTTCGCGCTGGGGGGAGTAGTAGAGACAGATGAAGACTCGGACCGGCTACGGCATGAGAGAAGGCTTCGGGAAATACAACGGGAGGCTGCAGAAGAGTTGAAGCTTCGGGTCGAAGAGTGGATGATAAATATTCCATTCCGGATGCAGAGAATTATCAAATATAAGTTTTTTAATCGATTGTCATGGGATGAAGTAGCGGTGTTATTGAAGGCAAAGTCAGGAGAGAGTATCCGCAAGGAATTTGAAAATTTTATGAAACAATGAAAGTTATTCCGCTTTTTCCGTTTTTTCCGTTTCCAAAGTGCTAATATGATATTAAGCCGAGTTGGAAACAACAGTGCATGATTTTTTTGGTCTTCAATGACCCTCCTCACGATTGTTTACTTTACAGAAATGCCCTATTCGTCAAATGTCGACAGATAGGGTGTTTTTGTTGAATATTGCCAGAATATGGAGTATTATGAGAATATACATTGTGTGGAGGGAGATTTTATGGGAGATATAAATTTATATAAACCTGAATTTAATTTGGAAAGAGATACTTTTCTAGGAACTAAAGAGGTAAAAACTAAAAAACTATTTTATTTGTCTAAGATGGCGCAAGATGAACAATGGAATTATTCAGGGGAAAATGAAAACAAAATATTATATAATTATTTGTGTTATACATATGATAGATTAAAGCAGGAAGATTCTATCAAGCGGAACGAAGAACGTTATAAAATTTTAGTGTGTGATAACGATGAGTATATGTGTTTTAACACGGGCTTATTAACACGTAGTAATGGTACAGATATTTATGCATACTTTGGGAAAAATACAAGTGCTTATGCTAGGTCAGGGCAAAATTGGTTTCTGATAGGATTTTATCAAAAGACTGATTCAGAGATGTCAAAATTTAAATATTATCCAGAAATTGCAGATTATTTTACAAATCCAGCAGACTTTATATATGATAAAAAACTTCAGTTGTACATCGATTATGATCATATCATAGATGATAACTATGAACGATTTGAAAAATTAGGTTTGAGTGATAAGCATATTATTAAGGCTTTATTGGAAAATGCTGTAAAAACTATAACAGAAAAGGTAAAAAGAAACTACAAATTAGCTATACCACAATTCTATACAGATAAAGGAACTATGCAATCTAAAATACAGCTATTGCTTCCGCTATTTCTATTTGGAAGGGAATATGCCGATTTAGCTTTAGTTGTTGATAAGTCAGAATATAGATATGTAGGAAAAACAATATTAACTTTGGAGTGGGCTTATGTGAATTCAAGAAGAATTGTGAGACCGGATGCAGAATGGTTAAAAATATAAAAAAAATGTAAAAAAACTATTGTAAAGCGTAAAAGGATGGGGTATATTAAAGGTAGGTTAATGAGGAGGTTAATTGAAGACTAAATAGGTTATTTATTTTGTTTTAGTTGTTTATAAAAAAAGGATATAAATTATAGGTTGATTAATATGTTAATATATTTATAGAAGAGCACCCTCCGGGGTGCTTTTCTAATGCAATAAAACAGGTTAAAGAGCCGAAAGGTTTTTTAATATATACAACCTCTTGAAATAATACCCACGAACAGTATTACAGAAAGAGGGTTAGACATGAATAGTTTTATATCTTGGATTGGCGGCAAGAAGCTGCTAAAGAAGAAAATCATTGAACAATTCCCAGAACACTTTGACAGGTACATCGAAGTATTTGGAGGTGCAGGCTGGGTGTTGTTCGACAGAGAAAAGCATGCAAACATGGAAGTATACAACGACATCAATGGGGATTTGGTAAACCTATTTCGCTGTGTCAAGTATCATCCAGAAGCGCTGCAGAAAGAACTTGAGTGGAGCTTCGTATCCCGTGAACAGTTCTTTGACTATATTTCCCAGAATGATATCCGGGGAATGACAGACATACAGAGAGCCGCAAGGTTCTATTGTAGAATCAAGTTAAGCTTTGGTGCGGACCTTCGGTCGTTTGGTGTGCGGTCACGGGATATGCAGAAGACAATATCTTACCTGCAGGAAGTATCAGAGCGATTGAACAGAGTAGTAATTGAGAATGCTGACTTCGAACGGTTGTTGAAGACATACGACCGGGAGTCGGCATTGTTTTATTTGGATCCACCCTACTATGAAGCAGAAAAATATTATCCTGATAGATTTCAGCCGGAGGACCATACACGTTTGCGGGATGCGCTTTCCCGAATTACGGGGAAATTCGTGCTATCTTACAATGATTGTCCGGAAGTTAGGGAATTATATACAGGATATCATATTGTTGAAGTAGAAAGGCTGGATAACCTTGCAACGAAAACTAACCCACGTCGTTACAGGGAGTTAATCATAAAGAACTATTAAATTGATGTGGGTATTATTTTGAGAAAGCCAGAATTGAAGGTGGTGAAGTGGCCGGCTATGATAACATAAAGGATGCAAATATGAATCGAACTCCGGAGGAACGCCGGGAATTAGCACAAAGAGCAGGAAAAACATCTGGTGAGGCAAGGCGGCGTAAGGCCAACTTCCGAAAGACCCTGAACCTGCTTTTAACAACAGAAGTGAATACGGATATGACACCGGTATTGAAGGCGCTGGGGGTAGACAGTACCCTTGAGTCAGCAATGCTGATGTCCATGATACGGGCAGCACTTGAGGGAGACGTTAAGGCTGCCAATTTTGTTGCCCAGTATGCAGGACAATCACAGCAGACGGAAGCTGATGAGGAAGAGCAGCGTATCCGGACTGATAGAGCTAAGAGGGCAAGAGAGCAGGAGGTTGGAGATGCTAACGGGGCGGAGGAGAATATACAATCCTTCTTGAAGGCTATGAACCCAACACAAGAGGAGCTTGATAATTTGTTTGCTGAGGAGGTTGAGGACGATGCCAAAGAAGCAGAAGAAGCCGACGGCATTTAAGTTTATGCCCTTTTCGAATCAACAAAAACGGCTTATGCACTGGTGGAGGCCCGGACTTGTATCTGCAAATAATGATTTTGTTATTGCGGATGGAGCAATCCGTTCGGGAAAGACAATAGCCTGCATCATTGGTTTCCTTACCTGGTCACAGGAAATGTTTTCGGGAGAGTCCTTTATCTTGGCAGGAAAGACGATGGGGGCGCTGAAAAAGAACGTCATCCGACCTATGCTCCAGATACTGGAAGCGTGGGGGTGGCCATATACATATATCCGTTCTGGAACTGATGCAAGAGTAGAGATTGGCAGTAATGTTTACTATCTATACGGTGCAAATACAGAAGCCGCACAAGATGCATTGCAGGGATTGACGGCTGCAGGAGCTTATCTGGATGAGGCGGCACTTTTTCCAAAGTCTTTTATAGACCAAGCCATTGGTCGATGTTCGGTAGAGGGATTTAAAATTTGGATGAATTGCAACCCGGTCGGTCCTCACCATTACATCCGGGAAGAATACATCCTGTGCGCAAAAGAAAAAAGAGTATATCATCTGCATTTTAAAATGACCGATAATTTAACATTATCCCCTAAGATGCTTGAGAGCTACAAGAGGCGCTGGGCACACGGAAGTGTATTTTACAAGCGTTTTATACTCGGGTATTGGGTGGCGGCAGAGGGGCTTATTTATCAGCAGTTTGCGGATAACGTGGCTGATTATATAATAACCAGCAAGTGGCTGCTGGACAATGAAATCATGTATGCAGTAATCGGGGTCGATTTCGGAGGTACGAAGTCGGCTCATTCTTTTACTTTAACAGGATTTACGAAAGGCTATAAACAAGTAGTTGTTCTGGATGAATACTACTGCAAAAAACGTATCAATCCAAAGCAGTTACAGGATGACTTTGTAGGTTTTGTTCGTCGGGCAAGGATAAAGTACAAGGTATATGAGGCATATTGTGATAGTGCAGAGCAGACTCTGATTGCCGGACTGGAATCTGCCTGTATGCAGGCGCATGTAGCTATTGATATCAAAAATGCGATTAAGGGGCCAATTAATGACCGAATTGCTTTTTATAACAGCCTGATAGCACAAAACAGGTGGAAAGTCATGAAGCATTGCACTCACATCATAGAAGCATTTGAACAGGCTGTGTATGATGATAAAAAGCCGCATCAGGATATCAGGCTTGATGATGGTCTGATGAATGTGGATAGTTTGGACAGCACAGAATACAGCACAGAAGCGGTGCAGGATGACATCTTGTATATCGCTGCATAAGAAGGAGGTGATAGAAATGGGAGTAATACAGAATTACTTACAGAAACGCAAGAGCTTTGGAACAGTTGCCGATTCCACGTACAATCATATTTCGGACTGGCTTGCGTGGTATCGGGGCAGTGTCAAGAAATTCCATACATACTGGATATATGACGGCATCCAGAGCAAGAAGCAGGAACGTTATAAGCTGGGAATGGCGAAGAAGGTCTGTGAAGACTGGGCTAACCTCTTGTTGAATGAAAAGGTGGCAATAAAAGCTGGGGATTTTGATGAGAAGTTATTAGAAATCCTAGAGACTAATAACTTTTTTGTGCGTGCCAACCAGCTCATAGAAATTACGTTTGCGCTAGGTACAGGGGCATTGGTTGAATATCTGGATGCAGACGAGAATCCGATGATTGATTATATACGAGCAGATATGATTTACCCACTATCTTGGGATAACGGGGATATTACTGAGTGTGCATTTGGAAGTATTAAGACAGTCAATGAGGAAGAAAGAATCTACCTGCAGTTACACCGAAAAGGGATAAGGGAAAAAGGAGAGGACGCAAATCTATACTATATTGAAAATAAGTATCTGGATGCGAAGACAGGAGACGAGGCGGAGCTTCCAGACGATATTAAGGAAATTGTCCCCACAAAGTGTGATAAGCCTCTCTTCCAGATTATCACGCCGAATATTGTTAATAACTTAGAGCTTGATAGTCCCATGGGAATCTCCGTATTTGCAAATGCCGTTGACCAAGTCAAAGGTAGCGATTTGGTCTATGATAGCTATATGAATGAGTTTGTGCTCGGACGTAAGAGAATCTTAGTACCTTATAGCCAAGCAAAAATAGATATGCAGAAGGCTGGTAATGCAGAACCAGTATTTGACCCGAATGATACAGTCTATTTTGTAATGCCGGGAGACAGGCAGGGTGATATGAAGCCCACAGAAGTAGATATGAGTATTCGGGCGGCTGAGCACGAACAGGGCATTAATAAATGTTTGGACCTAATGTCTTTGAAATGTGGTATGGGTACGGGCCGGTATAAGTTTGACAAGGGTGGTGTAAAAACTGCAACAGAAGTCATATCAGATAAGGATGACCTATATCAAAATCTACAGAAACATAAAACACCTGTAAGTACGGCACTGGTAGGCATGGTAAAAGCACTGTATTTTCTTGAAAAAGGTTCAGGGGATATAGAGGTTACAGTGGACCTTGATGATTCTATCATTGAAGACACCAATACTACGGTCGACCGGAATATCAATCTTGTACAAGCCGGTCTGCGCTCAAAGATAGCCGCAATTATGGAGATTAATAAGTGCGGCGAGGCTGAGGCTAAAAAAGAATTAGAACGCATTAAACAGGATAATCAGATAACCGGACAGGATATCGATTGGACAGAAAGCGAAGAAGATGAAGAGGCAAATGATGAAGTACCAGAGTCCGGAGGTGATGATGTAGATGAATCTTCTGGAGAATCAACAGGCGGCAGAGCGGATTGACAGTGTATACATAGATTTGGAATCTTCTTTGATGCAGAACATTGTCCGGCATTTAAAAGGCTATGAACAGCCTATTGCGTCGGACAAGTGGCAGCTTCAGAAACTTGCGGAAATCGGGAAGTTGAATCAGGAGAATATTAAGCTTATCTCTCAAATGGCCGGAATCAGTCAGACTGCAGCTGAAAGGATGCTGCAGGATATGGCAGAGGAAGCAATCAACGCGATTGACCCGGGACTGCAGTATCTTGCAAAGCGGAACCTTGCCGGAGAAGCCGTTGCGGCATCTAAAAGCAGGAATGTGGAACAGGCGGTCAAGGCCATGAACAGGCAGGCAAAAGATGTTCTAAACAAGAGTAATACGACGATGTTGTATAAAGCTCAAGAAGCGTATAAAGGGCTTGTGAACAGCATTGTTAAGACTGCAGAAGAAATCGCTGATAAGCAGAGCTTTATTGACTTATTAAATAAACACGCCACCGCAGCTACGATTGGAACTGAGTCTCGCCAGCAGGCTATGAGGAAGTGCATCCGGGAATTTAGCGAGAAAGGAATTCCTGCGTTTGTGGATAAGAAGGGCAGGAACTGGACACCGGAGGCTTATGTTAATATGGCCATGCGGAATACGGCTAAGAACACAGCGGATGAAGTGCAAACGGCGCGTTGCAGAGATGCAGGTGTCAATCTGATTGCCATAGATAGCCATTCCGGGGCACGTCCCAAGTGTGCAAAGGACCAAGGAAAGATATTCTCGCTGGATAATACCAGCGGATATACGGAGGATGTAAACGGGAAGAAGATAAAGTATTATCCTTGGAGCTCATCCAGTTATGGAGCTCCAGACGGTATCCTTGGAATCAACTGCGGACATCATAAGCGGCCATTTGTTCCCGGAGTGAATATTCAGCGTTATTTTCCCACGGAGGACATGGATGCAAACAATGCACTATACAAAGAAACGCAGGTACAGCGTGCGCTCGAACGGGATGTCCGGAAACAGAAAAGGGAATGCATGCTGTATGATGAACTGGGAGATGAGGAAGCATTTGAAAAAGCTGCAGTCAAATTGAAACAGGAAGAGGCACGACTGAAGAACTATGTTGACGGCAAGGAACATCTGCACCGTCGTAAGGACAGGGAACAGGTCGTCGGATTTGATAAGGGAACAAGCGCAAGAGCGGTATCTGTTAATAAGGGGGTACAGAAGAAGTATGCCAAACAACATTTGAATTCCGTTTCCTTGCAGGATACAGCAAAACAGGGTATAATAAAAGCAGAGAGATTTGAAAGTAGAAAATTTGCCGATAAATTACTCCGTCCAGAAACAGAAAAACTCTGGCCGAAGCTCACTCCGTTAGAGAAGGATTCAGCTTTTCGCTATACCGAAGGTTCAGGCAGATTCAATCGACCACTGAGAGGATATGATGGGAGCTGGGATAATTTTGTTGGAATAGGGAAAGTTTCGCTTGATAATGAGGGGGCAGAGAAATATATACGCGGCTTAAAGGATGCAATCAATAAGTCTGAACTGCCTAAAGACATGTGGCTGTTCAGAGGTTCTGACGTGCAATCACTTGCGGGCCTTCTCGGTATTGATAAAAGTAAAATTGTTCCTTCAAATATATCTGCTATAAATCGAAAATTTGCAGGTATGCCAATTACTGACCAAGCATTTTTCAGCACCGGTGTTTCAGCAGATTCAGGATTCCGGGATAAGATATCATACGAGATATTGGCACCTAAAGGAACGAAAGGGATATATGCAGAACCATTCAGTGCCTTTGGTAATACAAATACATGGGGAGAATGGGATGGCAAAGAGAAAGGCGTGTCAGTAGGAACAGAAGCAGAGTTTATATTACAGGCAGGTACGAGTTTCGTAATCAAAGAAATAAAAGAAGTATCTGGAAAAGTAACTGTTGTTATGGAGGTTATCAGGTAGAAAGGGGCAGGTGCTATGAGTAGATTAAATGGATTAAGGCCCATGTCGGGAATGCAGATGCCAGATGTCGAAAAGATTAAATGCAGGACGTGCAAATTCGCAGAAAAGGAACACATAGGTAGGGCTTGGTGCGAAAAGTATCCTCAAGGCACGTATAAACCGTATGAGGTATGCTTTGATAATACTGATTGTCCCGATTATGAGGAAGGGGAAGACCTCTTACCATACGAAATTGAAATATAAGTACCACTTAATCAGAAATGGTTGGGTGGTATTTTTATGCCCTAAAATACGGGTTGGCAACCGGAGACAGTCGCACAGACTATAAACGGTGAAAGGAGCAGAGAAAATGAAACACATGAATCTAAGAAAGAAATTAATGCCTATGAACATCCAATTTTTCGCGGAAAGTTCAGAAGAAGGCAAGGACGGCCCAGATGCTGGGGGTGACGACCCGGACGGTGATGACCCGGACGAAGACGGAGAAGAGGATTCTGAGGAGAAGAAATATACGCAGAAAGATATAGACGATGTCGTAGAAAAACGTCTGGCAAGAGAAAAACGCAAGTGGCAGCGTCAACAATCTCAGAAGCCCAAACAGAAAACTGATAGTAAACCCAAGGAATCAGACAATGATGTCGAAGAGACCGAGGCAAGTGAAAAAATCAGGAAAGCAGAAGAAAAGGCAGCCGCACTTGAATTAAGATGGACATGTCTGGAGCACGATGTTAAAAAAGATTGTGTTGATGATGTTCTGGCACTTGCGAAAGTATACCAGAACAAAGACGATAATCTAGATATCGAGGATGCGATTGATAAGGTTCTGGAAAAATATCCACAGTTCAAGGATGGAGATACTTCTGATGACGACGACGGTGAACCTGATAAAAAAGGTTGGGGACAACGCCACGGAAAGCCACCTAAAAAAGAGAAGACTGTGGACGATGTATTAAAAGAACAACTATTTGGTAAATAAGAAAGGATGATTACTATGGCAGCATTCACATTAGCGCAGGCTAAAAATTTAAGTCAGGATAAACTGACGAACTATGTAATTGATGAGTTTAGAAAGTCCCCCTTGTTGGACGCAATGGTATTTGACGATACTGTGAAGCCTCAGGGAGGAAACACAATGACCTATGTGTACAACAGGCTAAAAACAATGGCAACTGCGGAGGGAAGAGCACTCAATACTGAGTACAAGCCACAGCAGGCGGACACAGAACAGGTGTCGGTAAATCTTAAAGTATTTGGTGGCTCATTTCAGATTGACCGAGTTATTGCAAACTATGAAAAACAGGTTCTTGATCTGGTGAAATTTCAGCTTGAACAGAAGACAACGGCGGTCCGTACCTTATTTCAGGATTGGTTCATCAATGGAGACAGTGCAAAGGATACAACTGCATTTGACGGAATGGCGAAGGCCCTCAAGGGATCCAGTACCGAAGTAACATTAGACGCAAGCTCCCTTTTACAGCTTGATTCTGCGGCGAACGTAAAAGCAAACTGGCAGTCCTTCCTGTACGAGCTTCGGCAGGTGGAGAAGCTACTGGATGGAGAGCCGGGAGTTATTGCGGTTAATAACGATTTGTTTGCTGTATTTCAGTCCGTTGCAGATTTTTCTACCCAGTTCCAGCAGACAAAGACGGAGTTGGGAACTCATATTGTGAAGTACGGAAATGCGACAATCATGAAGATGGGCGATAAGCCGGGAACATCTACGCCGATTATTGAGACGGATGCTACAGCGGGTACCACAGATATGTACTTATTCCGTATTGGTTTGGATGCGGTTCACGGTGTAACGCCTGAGGGCACGAAAGAGCCTAAGATATTTCTTCCGGATATGACAAGGCCGGGAGCGGTGAAGACAGGAGAAGTTGAGATGGTGGCAGCTATGGCGCTTAAAGCTACCCGTTCCGCTGCTGTTCTACACGGTATTCAGGTTGCTCCGGCACAAAAAGTAGGGGCATAAATGAGGATTGGGGGCGAGGGAATGCCTTATGTAACACAAAATTATTATTATGATGCATTTCATGGGGAGCCGGTAAATGAATCCGACTTCCCATCGCTTTTAGAGCGGGCTTCTGAGCTAGTGGAAGAGATGACCATGTATCGCATATCTTCTCATCGTATGGAAACTTACGGATGCGAGATACAGGAGCGTATAAAAAAGGCCGTGTGCGCCCAGATAGAATATTTGGATGCGAACGGTGGTAGCGACATGGACAATGGTGCAGACTTCCAGAGCGCTGGCCTTGGGAAATTTAATTTTTCCAAAGCATCGGGGGCGTCTGGAAGTACAGAACAATCTATATACGCACCGCGTGCGCTTCGTCTGCTGGCACCTACGGGACTTCTTTATAGGGGAGGTGGCTGCTATGCGCCCTATACCTAAAGCGCTTCTTATACACACTGTTACGCACGCCAAGGAAGAAAGAGTAGACCGTTGGAGTGAAGGATGCCTTACTGACGAGCAGACATTACAGCGAGTCCGAATAGAACCATCAAGCAAGGTAGTACGAGATAGTAATAGTGCCGAAATCCAATTAGCAGCGACATTGTTCTACGATTGTAAGAATAGCCGGCCGCGAGGAGTGGCGTTCACCGAAGATGATATCATTATTTTTAACGGACAAAAACATAAAATCCAGCTTGTTGAGCCACTTTACGATGAGGGCAGGTTGCACCATTACGAATTGGGGCTGATTAAACATGCCTAAGATAAGTACCAGAGTAACTTTTAACAGACCAGCAGCTGTAGCACGCATTAAGGCGGCCAATAATGCGGCGCTTACTGATATGGGAAATCAGGCGCTTGAAGATGCTAATATGCATGTTCCAGTAGACCAACATATTCTGAAAAATAGTGGGTTGGCGTCAAGTGATAAAAAAGCGGTAGAAGGGAAGTTCATGTTGCGTTGGGCCACGCCATATGCACAGTATCTTTGGAATGGTGACGTAATGTATGGAAACCCCACGAACCGGACGTATGGTCCAAAGAAACTATCTTTTACAAGCGCGTTGGCGCAGGAAGAATGGGCGAAGTACGCCAAGGAAGTTTACGGGGAGGAATGGAAGAAAGTATATCAGGCATCGTTGAAAAGGAGGTTGAGACAGTGACACCGCAATTTGAATTTTTTGATATGCTGATCAGCATTATAGAAAAAGAGTGTAATGTCCAGATTGACGTTGATGAACTTAAGGCACAGGGCGGCATTTATGCGGAGCTGGGCGAGGGATTTACTGGCACTACCTATTATAACAAGCAGACTGTGAAAACTCTGCCGGTGCTATTCCTGTGTCGGCATAAGAGCCAGAAGCAATGCTTAGAATGGCTATCTTCCATTAGTAATTATTTACAACGGTTGAAGGCATATCCTAAAGGAGACACTTTTAGCTGGCTTGATTCCACTATTGCGAAAGAGCCGTCTAAAATCGGCAGGGACGAGGACGGGACGTATCATTATTCCTGTATCATAAACAATATGATTCACTGTTAAGAAAGGACAAAAAAGCATGAAGTTAGATATTCAATTTTTCGCAGAGCCGGCACTACCTAAAAATACAATCACGCCGGAAATGAACTATGAAACAGAAGCATTTATAAATACTGCGCCAGAGGGCGATGTGGCAGCTTGGGCAAGCCTTGCAGAGCTTACTAAGAACATGGCTCAGTCACTCAACGAAGTACTGTATCAGGCAACTTATTACGCAAATAAGGGCTGGGGAAGTACCGAGGTGACGGGTGCGCAGATGACTCTTACCCTTACAGGGGATGTAAAAGCGGGTGATGAGGCTTGTAATTACATTTTGAGTGATAAGGTCATGTACGAGCTTGGAAATGCAAGAAAGACACATCTGAAGCTACAGAAAGGCAAGAAGGTAATTATCTGGCCAATAACATTGGCGAACATCACGCCGGCTTACGGTGACTCCGGAGCTGTTAACGCTCTTACAGTTACAATTCATGGAAATGGCCGTCCGGCAATCAGTACAACAACGTAGGGAGAGCTAGAGGTGCTCTCCCTTTTTGGAGGTATAAATATGGCTTATCAAGCAAAGCGGCATAACACATACACAGAAGAGTTTGAACTTGTAAATGAATTTGGTGAGGTAGTACACACTCTTCATGTCAGTATAGACCCCGGAAGTATGGTAGAAAAATTAAGCGGGCAGTACACAGAATTGCTTAGAACACAGACGGAAATCCAGAGTATAGACCCAGAGGAAAAGGGGGAGTTGATTGGTGCATATCAGAAGTTGGGCAATGCAGTGATTGCTATTTTGAAATCAGTTTTTGGGGATGATGACACAGAAATAATCCTCGAATTCTATAACAATCGTTATAATGAGATGGCTCTTGAAGTCATGCCATTCATTACGGACGTTGTGATACCTAAAATACGTGAAATAACCCAACAAAACAGAAAAAGTATCCAGCAGAAGTATAACCGAAAACAGCGGCGCGCATTTAAGAAGGTGAAGTAAATGGGGTTCCTTACTGAGATACCCAGACGGGAGATTGTTACCAGTAAAGGGAAATTAATTGTAAATCCTGCATTTGATACAATTCTTGAGATACAGAAACTATATCGAGAAGAAGGTCTTACTGACTATGAAAAAGCAGAGCAGGCATTAAGGATGCTTGTAAAAAACGACTGGAATCTTAGGCTATATAGTCCCGGCGAAAAACTCAAGGTATTGAATGAGATCTATCGGTTGCATGTGAATGTAAAGAAACGGCCGGAACTGAGGAAGTCGCCAATTCCAATTCTTGATTTTGAAGAGGATGGCGATTATATCTATGCTTCGTTCATGCAGGACTATCATATTGACTTAATAGATGAGCAGGGGCGGCTTCCTTGGAAGAAGTTCCTTTTTCTATTCAATGGTCTGTCTGATAAGACCAAGATTAAGCGGGTGATGCGCATCCGGGATATGGAGATACCGCCCTTTAATGGTAAGAATCAGAAGCAGGTTCAGGAGATAATTGAACTAAAATCATATTACGCGCTGCCTGTTCGAGGAGGCGGGGGACAGTCAGGATTGGACCGCTTGTTCAGCACGCTGGAAGGGATGGCAAGACATTGAAAGCTGACGGAAAAAAGATTAAAAAAGTGCCGTGCCCGTATTGCGGTACTGGACAGAATGTTTTTTATATTGAAGGAGCTAAGTGTAGCAAGCTCTATATCAAGTGTAAGAATAAAGACTGTAGGAAAGAGTTTGAGATAAGACTATAACAGCCATTGTGCCACTGTGCCGGCGTTTCAATAAAAAGGCAGGTGGGTATATGTGGCAAAAGAAGGCGAGGTAATCTATGAACTGCGGGCAGATGACAGTAAGGTAGAAGCAGATCTCGCCCAAGCGAATAAGAAAGTAGAAAAGTCTGTCAAGAAGTCTGCGGATGAGACTGTAAAAATAGAAGAACAGAAGACGAAGAGTATAAAAGCAGAGTCCGATAAGACAGTAAAAAATGCTGAGAAAGCAGCCGATAATGTCTCGGAAGCATGGGAAGAAGCTGGCAAAGACGCTGAGCAGGCAATGAAATTCGAGGTCGAGGATAAAGCGGTAGACATCAATGTAGAAGCTGATATTTCTAAGGCTGAATCAGACATAGATAGCCTGAGTGCTGATGATATGGAAGTAGATGTCAATGCTGACACCGGAAAAGCAGAAAACAAGATAAAGAATGTGAGCCGGGATAAAAACATTGATGTCGATGTAAATGCTGACATAGCGGATGCCGAAGAAGGAATTGAAAGTCTGGCAGATGTGGCAGATGACGTAGGTGAAGAAATAAGTAATGGACCTCTTGGCAATATAGGAGGTTTCCTATCATCATCCTTTGCAGATGCTGCATCCGGAGCGGTTCCGCTACTGGGCAAAGTAGGTGAACTGACAGAAGGACTGTCGGGTTCCGCTATTGCCGCTGTTGGTATTGGCGCGGCATTTGTCGGTGTAGGAGCACTTGCGGTAGGTACTGCGGATAACATGCAAAGTGCTATGAATCAGTTCGCTGCTGCTACGGGAACTAGTAAGGAAGAGACTGAACGCTATCAAGCGGTGCTTGAAGATATCTATGCCGATAATTATGGAGAAAACTTCGCAGATATTGCGGACGCGATGGCAAGGGTAAAGCAGAATCTTGGGGATATGGACGATGCCAGTCTGCAGAGTGTTACTGAATCCGCATTTGCGCTGCGGGATACCTTTGAGTATGACATAACAGAATCTACTCGGGCGGCCAAGGCAATGATGGACAACTTTGGGGTATCAGGCGATGAGGCAATGAATCTAATCGCGGCGGGGGCCCAGAATGGACTTGACTATTCCGGTGAGTTACTTGACAGTATCTCCGAGTATTCCGTACAGTTCGGAAAAGTCGGACTTGATGCAGATGACATGTTCGCAATCTTTCAAAAAGGCGCTGAGACCGGAGCATGGAATCTGGACAAGATTGGCGATGCCGTCAAAGAAATGTCTATCCGTGTGATAGATGGTTCTGATACCACGCGAGAAGGATTCGAGACAATCGGTCTCGATGCGGATGAAATGGCGGCTAAGTTCGGGCAGGGCGGGGAAGCTGCCAAGGAAGCCTTTCAGCAGACGATTGAGGCGTTGGCAGAACTGGAAGACCCGTTGGAACAGAATACGGCGGGAGTCGACCTGTTCGGGACTATGTGGGAGGATCTTGGGCCCGAAGTTGTTACGCAGTTGGCCGATATACAGTCAGGAGCGTATGATACCGCTGATGCCATGAACCAAATCAAAGATGTCAAGTACGATGACCTTGGCGCTATGTTTGAAGAATTAAAGCGCAATGTAGAAGTGCTGCTGGTTCCATTGGGAGAAGCACTCCTTCCATTGCTGTCTACGTTGATAGAATCGGTGCTTCCAGTTATTACAGACCTTCTTGGCCCGCTCATAAGTCAATTCGCGGCGTTGCTTGAGCCAATCGTGACATTGATAGGAGCTGCAGTACAGCCATTGATATCTGCGCTCGTAAGCCTTGTGACAACAGCGATTCAGCCACTTATGCCGGTCCTGAATGCCTTGATGGGAGTGTTCAGTGCAGTTTTCGGGAGCATAAGTGGAACAGTCACAAGTATTATAGGGAACATCACGAATATCTTCCGGAATTTAATTGATTTCGTGAAGAATGTCTTTACCGGGAATTGGAAAGCAGCATGGAACAACGTCAAGGAAATATTCTCTAATGCAGTCAGCGCCTTGGTTGGTATATTTAAAGCGCCGATTAATGCGATTGTAGATGGTTGGAATAGTCTGGCAAGCAGTATCGGTAGTGTAACAGCACCGGACTGGGTTCCGATTGTCGGTGGAAAGTCATTTAGCCTACCCAAGATGTCACGTCTGAAAATAGGAATGGACTATGTTCCCAATGACATGTTCCCGGCGTGGCTGGATGAGGGTGAAGCGGTGCTGACCAAAGAGGAAAATGCACTGCTGAGGTCGCACGGTGGACTTGAGGGCATGATAGGTAAGATAGAGCGTTCTAGCCAAAATGAAATAAATGTTTCAGTGACTGGTGGTACAGATATAGATTATAACAAAATAGGAGAAGCTACAGCAAACGCCCTGATACGAGCAGAAGTAGGCTTTATGTGTGATGAACGTATATTTGCAAGATTGATAAAGGATTTGATTAATTATGATTGATATATATTACGAGAATAATGCCCGCGAAAAAATCAGTTTTGTCAAATGGCCGTATATGATTTTTGATGGAGATATCTTTGATTCTGAATGGGATGAGATTGAAAATGATGACCATATACAAGGATTTGAAAAGAAGATAACTGAGAAAAAAATCTCTCTAACAATCTCCGAGTATGGCCCCAATTTCAAGAAATCCATGGATGCGTTAGAGGATGTTCCAGAGAAAGATATTCTGGAAGGAGTGCCGGGGAAGCTGTGGGCAGGGAACTGTTATTTAAAGTGTTATATAAAGGCGACTGAAAAAGATAGATGGGTAAATGATTTGCAGCATATAGATGCAGAACTTAAGATTATAACGGATTATCCTTATTGGATAAATGAGGTAGAACACCGATTCTTGAGGAACTCTGGCTTTGCACCGGGGGATAGCATCTGGCTTGAGTATCCGTATGAATACCCATACGAATACGCAAAAGATAGGAATTCTCAGTATCTTGTGAACAGTAATTATACTGGAAGTGGCTTCAAGATGATTATATATGGGCCATGTATCAACCCTATAATTCGTGTTGCAAACCATGTCTATGAAATACGGACGACTTTATACGAGGGAGAATACGCGGTTATTGATTCAAGCTCTCGTAATGCGGTAGACCGGTCTATCATAAAAGTCTTGAATGACGGCACCAAAGAAGACCTATTTAATAGTAGGAACAAAGACAGTGAGATATGGGAGAAGATACCACCCGGAAGAAATACGGTTACATGGAATGGAAACTTCGGATTTGATATCGTACTTTTCAATGAAAGGAGCTCTCCACTATGGAATTCATAACAACAAATAAATATGGAGAAGAAAATGGGTATTTGAGGCATTGTGGTGTGGAGCTAAATGTGGGGCAAGATAATGACTTTGAAATCAAAGTTCAGAACAAATATTATGACAAAGAAAAACATTGGTTTGGTTGTCTGTTCTACTGCCCTGATACGGAATATGGTGGCATTATTCGTGGAATAAATCCAGTTACGGAAGACGGTATTGTAAAGCTTACAGGGCCAATATGGAGAGGGATGCTTGCGAAGAAGGCAATCCGGCCAGACGTGAACGATTACCTATATCTAAATGGGGAGGCTAATCTGGTATTAAAAGGTTTGATAAAATCCCTGTCGCTAGATAGTCTGTTCGCAGTTTCGGATGATGATAGTGGGATAGTGTTTCATAACTATCAAGTGCCCTTACAAGAATATCTGTTAACCGGTTTTACGGATGCGCTCGAACGTTATTCAGGCCGCGTAGAGATTAAGTATATAAGTGGTGAGGCTAATGGTAAGGGATATGTGTTACTGCAGGTAAAAAAGACGGTGGATTATTCGGAACAGATTGAAATAAGTGAGGATGGTAATGTCAAGCTCAACATCCTTGATTATCGAGATGGCGTGAACCATTTGATATGTCTTGGAAAAGGGGAGCTTGCAGAACGCCATCGAGTTGATTTGTACGCATGGCCAGATGGAAGTGTACGAAAAGAACAGTATTACACAGGGCTCGAAGAGAGTGTACTCTACTATGAGAATACCAGCTCTGAGAGCGTGGATGACTTAGAAGCAGATGGTAGGGACAAGTTTGAGGATGTGAAAAATTATAAACAGCTCCGCATCGCTGTCTCTGATATGGACCTTGAGCTTGGAGATATTGTTGGCGGTCGAGAAAGAATAACAGAGATTACCATGAAGAGTCCGGTAGTGCGAAAGATTATCACTGTCAATGGAAAAGGCAAACTTAGCATAGATTACAAATTGAAGGGAGAGAATTAGATGATAAAATCTGAATTGGTCGATGGCTTCAAAGGCGATGGGCATGTTGAAGTCGAACAGCTTGGTGATATTAACATTGGTACTTACGGTCCAGATGATTATGTGCTAGAGACCGGTAAGCAATTACAAGCTCAGGTCATTACGAATAATAAAGTTCGTATATTTGATGGCGTGATGGTCATTCAGGGCAGGCGTGATGTAATTGCGGCCAATGCTTATACAGATGTGCCAATTGACAATGGGGCGCAGGGAGTAAAGCGAAATGACATTATTGTAAGGAGATACACAAAAGACTCTGCGTCAGAGATTGAAAACACTGAATTTGCTGTAATAAAAGGAACTCCGGGAGCTGCCGCAACAGATCCGGTGGTTACAGTTGGGAATATCAGGAATGGTGACACATTGCATAACATGAAACTGTACCGTGTGCGAATTGAAGGACTTAATATTGTTGGGGTAGATAAGCTCTATAAGACAAACATGAGTTTGTCCACGTTAAATAGCAATTTAACGGCTTTAAATAATAATTTAGGATATGAATTAGGAAGTAGCGGATATACATATTATAAAAAGTATAATGACGGTACGCTCCTAATGTGGGGTATCGTAAGTATTGGCTACACCACTGGCTCGGGGACTATTAATTTCCCAATTGCTTTCAAGGATACTCTTTCTTATCAGCTCTTTGTGCAGCAAAAGTATGTGAGTTCGGCGTATGTATTTGAGATTATATCAGCGCAAAAAATGACCGGAAGTTTAGCAAACGTGTACAGCCGGAAGTATCCTACCACAACTGATAAGGTTGAGACACATGATGCCGACTGGTTCGCAGTAGGCCGTTGGAAATAACGCATAAATAAAATTTACTTCCAGCGACCGACCGCTATAATACTGATATCAGTCAACAATCCTGACGTACTTACCGGGTTGCAGAATGTCAGTCCTACCGATTGTAAGTCACTAGATGCACGTATGCTCGCCACATATGTCATACCTGCGGAACCGGCAGAAGCGGCTATCGAAGGTTTTGTAATGAATGCTTTTTCAAACTCGAAATATTGGGCTCCTGTGTGATACACAGAACCATATGCCGTGCTGTAGTTGTATGTTGCGCTCTTGGCAATCCAGCATAGTTGCGTACCATCTCTATAACGTACATAACCGGCGCCAGATTCTACGATGCCTCCGGTGCCTAAATTGCTATTTAACTGTGCTAAACTCATGTTTCTTATAGAGATTGAAAAGATGTTACCTGTTAATCAAGAGCCTCAAATAGGCTCTTATTTTTATGTGCGACGTCGCACAGAAAGGAGATTCTATGAAACTTATTTTTAATGATGGCGCCGAGCTGACTATTCAGCAGGCTTATGTCGACTCGGCCGGTGCTCTTCGAATCAAAACAATCAGCGCCACACAGGAACAGCTCCGAGCACTGTTCCAAGACACTGTCAAAACGGCAAAAATGACTGTCGAGGAGATGGGGCAGACTCAAGCCGTGTATGAGGGATACACGAGGTATGACGGAACAATGGTCTATACTGGTGGGATTCTTGAGCCCTGTTTGTACAAGAAGGGCGAAACGCCGGCGGAAATCATGGCGAAACTTCAGGCTGAAAACACAGAGCTAAAAGCACAGAGCGAAATGCTCACAGCTTGTATGCTGGAAATGTCAGAGCTGGTATATCAGTAATGGTAACTCTATTAACCAATTTAATCATATTATTCACACGAAAGGAAGGTATAGAAATGATGGCAATGTTATGGGCACAGCAGATTATGTTAGGTAAGAAAACTTATGGACAGGTACCTCGATTGCTGAAGGAGCAGGTACGCGAGATTCTGGTAGACTCTGGAATGGAAGAGCTAACAACAGAAACTACACAGTAGGAGGCAGCATGCAGGTTGATTTCGGAACGCTATTAACGGTTGTATCCGTTTTCTTTGCGGTATATTTTGCCGCGAAAAATAATAACAGACAACAGGACGCGGATGTCAGCCACAGGGCATCCGAGACGGCGATGATTAGTCAAAAACTAGACAATATTAATGACGACACCAAGGAAATCAAGAAAGAACTCACGGATGTGAAAAGGAATGTAAGTGAGCTTTCAGAGCGTGTAATTATTGTGGAGCAGTCCACGAAATCGGCGCATCACCGAATAGATGATATGGAAGGGTACGATGAAAGTGGACGGAAAATAAGAAGGAGAAGAAGGCAATGAAAAATAATCAAAAGAAATGGTTAAAAGCGGCGGCGGTACGAGCTGTTAAAACGGTAGCACAGACCGCTGTAGCAACAATTGGAACCGCAACGGTACTCGGAGAAGTAGATGTAATGATGGTTGTTTCAGCATCCGTATTGGCCGGAGTGCTGTCCCTGCTGACAAGTGTGGCAGGCTTGCCAGAAGTAGAGGAGGAATAGAGGC